ATGGTGTGTGGCGAGGCCATGGCCGGCCTTGCGGAATCGGTTGCCAAAAGAACTAAAGTTGTTCTTGTTGTAAGAAACATTAATGACAGACCCACCCTTTACCAACACAGCGCCATGGCGAAGCTTTCCATACTTGCTTTGCCTGGCTTCATTTTTGGCTAATTCTAAATACCTTTCAATTTTGTTAGTTTTATTGATACAGTGCCCGGCAATTGAATTGCGAGGCTTAAATGGCGATTCACTATTATTCATAAAAAAAATCCCCCGTACCATTATTATAGGTACGGGGGATAAATAGTCAAGGTTAACGGCGATGTGGTCGGTGCCTGTTCTGTTTCTTACCCTTCTTCTTGCCTTGCTTTTTACCCTTCTTGTCCTTGGACTCGGGTCTATACAGGTTTTTCGGTATATTCAACTTTGGTCGAGTACCATGGCGGCGCCAATTGCGCTGCTGGGAATTCCGTGGTTTAATAATCACTTTCGATGGACCAGAGCGATTTACCGTGATGTTGTCTCTCTTGAAGTGTTTGTTCTTCTTGGACTTTATAACAACCTTCTTCTTATGGTGGTTGTATTTTCCTTTTGGTTTAATAACCACCTTCGAAGGACCGGAACGGCGTACAATAACCTTCCGCTTCTTGTGCTTTTTATGGTGCCCATGACGGGCGCCCGGGCGGTGAGCGTGGTGGTTGTGCCTATTCCAAGTCTTGTATTTCTTCTTCCAAGTATACCAATGATTTCCATGGTAGTGGCTGTGAGAGTTAGTACACCAAGGGTGTGCTCGATGATGGCTTGTATATGTAGGCCAATACAAGCGAAGGGGACCAACAGTTACCGATGGTGTATGAGACGTGTGGTAATGATTGCTTACACATTGTGGCGCATCATATACGTATACGGGTGACATGTCCTGACTAGTCAAATACGGATCGCTAGTGCGTATATGGCCGTCAGTACAACCTGTGACCACGCCGGCCACGACAAAACAAATTTGAATTATTAATTCATGCATTTTCTTCCTCCTTATCAATGTCATAGAAGCTGGCTGCATCGCCAGATCTCTCTTCGAATCTCATAATCACTTCTTCATCCATGATTTGCAAGACCCGATTTCGAAACTTTTCATTTTTTAATTTTTCTTTCCACTTCGACGCCTGGAACTTTTCTGATGTTCCATCTTTATGAATAAGATTATACCACGCGCCTTTTTGTTCAATGTTCTCTGAGCCCTTAATAGCTTCAAACCAACTCTCTTCATCTTGGATAAAAACATCTCCACCCCATAAAATTTTAAATGTGCATTGCCGGCCCTGTGTACCAAACCGGCTTTTCTTTAAAGTACATTTAACCTCGGATCCGATTCGATATCCTCGGTCATCTTTCACGAACGAAGCTTTCGCCTTGCGCCCAGTAAGCCAAATACGCAATGAATATGCGTATGTTAGCGCTTTGCCGCCAGGAGTCACATACGGTGTCGTCATAGCTTCTGCAACGTTATTCGTAATATTAGTCTTAAGTTGGTTCAAAACTAGTAATGTCGATCCAGAATTAGCAATTGGCACTGTCAACTTTGACATGGCTTTTGATAATATTCTAGCTTTGACTGCCATTGAAGACTGTGGATTGAAGTCGCCATCAACGTCGCTGATAGCCGGTGTCAAGGCTAAGCTATCCCAAATGAAAAGCATGCGATTCTCATTCGATCCTATTAGCTCCTCAATTGTTTCTAAAACAAATTCGACGCTCTGAGCCTGTACATATAATAGCCTATCTAATTCGCAACCTGCGCTTTCTAAAAAGCCAGGGTCGATTGCTGATTCTGAATCGAAATAAACTACATCAATATCTTTTTTTTGGGCATTGGCAGCAATCTGCGCGGCCATATAAGATTTGCCACTGCTTTCTAAGCCAGCAATCTCTACAATTTTGCCCATTGGAATCCCAGCTAGCTGGCCGCGACATATCATACTGTCTAACCATCTTGAGCCTGTCGGAATCCAATCTTTAACTTGAGTTGGATTATCGCCGCGAAGATCATGGGCCAAGTTGGTACCCACTTTCTTATTAATGAGATTGCGCATCTCAGTTAAATTTAATCTACCAATTTTACTTGCCTTTTTGGCCATTTTAATCCTCTTTTATAAATGAGACATCTGTCACCCCATGCCTCCCTGCGGGGATAAGACTCAGATTCAACGCTACGTTAGTAGTTCCGCAAAAGCCTTATCAACTGCATTATCACCAGAAGCCGGCTTGCTCTTGTACTTCTTCGACTCGTGTGAAGTTTCTTCAGCATCGTCTTCGCCGAGCAAGAACTCATCAAGCATGGACTGAACCTGCTCTGGAGTCTTACGCTCAAACAAAGTTGAGTAGTCAGGAATCGAATTCAACATCTGTCCGATTTTCTCCTCAGACGGCATCATCGGTGAAGCCTTTCGGCGAGGAGTCAGATTGGTCTGTGGAAATTGTGCCCCTGGAGGCTTGCCATAAGTAAGCACCAAATCCGTACCTTCATCAGTGTCAGTAATGTCACCGTAATCAGGGTTAAGCACCAGATTCAATAGCTCCTGATAAGCCATCTTCCCATATCCCCAGATACGGACACCCTTGTCTTCCTCGCCGCGTACAATCACGGGTGAAAAGAAACGCTGACGTGCAGAAAGCTTCTTAGCCATCTTAATGCTATCTTCGGATCCCTCCTTCCATAGCTGGCGCACAAATGAATCAAGGGGATCATCCTCGCCAAAATTCCTCTTCGGACTAAGGAAACCAGGATTATTGCCCACATCATAATGGAACCAAAACTCCTTGAACGGATCTCCATCGGGAGTTGGAACGATTCGAATTGTCTGCTCTCCGTCTGACGGACGCCAGAAAAGATCTGACTTGCGGTCACCTTTGCTTTGGAGGGTGGTGAGCTTCTCCCTCATCTTCTTCATATCAATACCCATAATTACTTCTCCTATTATTAAAGTATATTCGGCTAATCTCCCGAACATCTAGGTTAACTATAATATAATAACCTTTTTGGGTTAGTCAAGGGCTTTTTGTTCTTGTACCAAAGTAGCATGCGCCACACAATAAGCGTAGTCCTGCTCGTATGTACTAGAATAAATCCCGTAAGATACTTTCATTTCATCTTGTATCTTGTCTTTAACTTGTCCTGTTATCCTCTTAAGAAGATTCCCTTCAGTTTCAAGTCGTTTTTTCGTCATCGAGTAATAATATAACTTCTCGCGAGGATAAGTCAAGTCATAAAATAAATTTTCTTCACCGGACTCGATGTCAACTATCCCAAAGGTTGATATTCTAGCCGTCTCTACAGGGCTAGAAAAAGTGTCCATGATTGATTTTGTGTTGTTGAATACATTAATCATATGTATAGTGCTGACTATTACGTCGTTTAGTTTATCATAATAGCCAACAACAGGGATATCTTTATATATATTTTCAAGAATTGAATTATCAATGATAAACATACGCTTAAGCCTGACAGAGCGTGCATATTGTTGCAGAATTTGAAATACTACTCTATCTTGCATCTGGCGTGATCTAGACATCAACAATGTATCTGATTTTATGTATAAAACATACAAATCACTGCTATTTAACTGTTCTAGAACACGAAGTGTGGCGCCTGATATTGTTCCGGATCCACCAACAACAAATAAATACGGGGGCTTGGCATCTTTGAAGAATGTTTTTAAAGATGGAAATTTCGCCTCATATTCTTCATGGGTCTCTCGTTCGGGAATTTTCTTAAATTTAGAGCCCTTACGTTTCTCAGAATCAATACGATATACATCATATTGAGGATATTGCATGAACTTCTCGGCGATATTACAGCCTGCGCTACCTAAACCGATTATTGTTTCCATTTAAAACTCTAATATTGTAAATTAATTAGGAGGTTCAACATCACCAAAATATCCCTTAGATCTCATATAATTAGCAAAAGCTTTTTCTGTATATGTCCGCCAATTCTCCATTATGAGTTTCATTTCACCCATAATTTATGCCTCTGGGGGAGTGCCGCCGGTGGTCCTCTCTAATTCTGCGAAGAGTTTCCCCAGGAGCGCGCCTATGGCGCCGGCGCGAATATTTGTAACCTTAGCGGCGGCCATTAGCTTTTGCGCTAGGTTGGTGGCGACATCTCCTTCTTTTGGATCGGCACCTTGAGCCTTGCCCAGGTCACGGCTTCGCTTGGCCATTTCAGAAGAACCTATGCCGGCTGCGGTGCCGACAGCGGTGGATTCCTCAACCTGGAAGGCAGCAACTTCTTCTTGAATTAATTTTTTAAGTTTTTCTTTCGTGATCTTCATAATTGTCTCCCGCGTATAATAAATAGTTATTTTACCATCAAATTCCTCATATTTCCAAAATCTTTTCCTACACTTATATTGGCTTTAAACCTTCCCAACTCAGTGTTAGAGAATTCTTCAATAATAGACAAAAGGATTTCTCGGTCCTCATCACTAAAATCAAGAATAACACTATCGTGAATGCTGAAGGCCACGAATGTCTTTCTTTCTTTAAGTTTTTCTGATATGGCGATCATGCGCCTCAATAATATATCGCTAGTCGTGCTCTGTATTAAATAATTCAAAGCATGGTGCATATCAGAGTTTATTTTGCGCTCATAAGGATTCACAACAATATTATTGGCATAGTGGTCCAAAATTACCTTATTTTTATCAAATATTTTGTCTAAATATTCGTTCTTAGCACTAGGGTTGTATAACCAAGCAAAAACATTTTTCTTGATCATTTCTCTATCGCATTCGCCATTAAAAGCGGCTTTTCCAAGCCAGGCGTGTATATCATCTTCGGGTTGAGGTTTTCCGGCCAGAGATAGAAAAGTCCGAATCTCGGCTGCATTAAAATCTAGCTCGATGAACCAATCATTGTTGGGCTTTAAAAGCGAGCGGTATTTCTTATCGAGCGTCAATATAGGAAAGCTGTCTTTGGTGGTTGTAAGCCTTCCCGTTTTGGTACCAAAAATATTATATTTGATAAAACGGTTCTTTTCAACTTTTTTCTTTAGTTGGCGAATTCGATAATTTGCCATGTTGGCCTCTAGCAGCTCATAATCAATATTCAATTCACGATATTTTATATCGTCAATCAGCTTTGTCAGGGAAAGCAAAAATCTGTAATTTTTGGGCCGCAAAAAATTTTGGAAAACGTGATTTGTGATATCGTTTTTTATTTCACAGAATTCTAAAAGAAAACTTTGTGGTACCAGATCAAAGAAGCAGTGCTGCTGTAGGTCGATCTTAGATTCCTGAAAGGAACGCAAAAAAGCCTTAAGCTTCAGTGAGACTTTGTCCCACCTAGGCCTTAAATTTTCAGGACATACTTCGTCTAAAGATTTTCCTTCACAATATAATTGAGCGTAGTCGACCTGCATATCTCTCAAAAAAGAAGAATAACACCACGTCTGGCTTAATTGTTTTGGAAAATTTTCTTTTATTATCTGTCCATCAGCGTAGACTGCCGGGCACATGTGCTTGTCATCTAAAGTTTGAAAAATCAATGATTACTTCCGTCGTTTATAATATGCTTGTTTTAATTCGCGAGTCACGCGTGGGGCATGAGTTGGCGTACGATTCAGCTCTTGATTTATCGCTCTGATCGTGGGCACAAGGCCATGCACTCGATAATAAGGATGAAGACGCTTGCGAAAATCTGCGTTTAAAATAGCGGTATCGATTGCCTTTTTTTCTTCAAGCATTCTCAAGTTATAATAGTAACGAATCCAAAAAAGTTCACCATATTCTTGGGAATAGGTACTAGCAGGATTCAATCTTCTGTTAACAAAGCAGTCCATAGACTCTCTTCTAACTGTCTCAACGCTAGTAACTCTATTGTAATTATTTTTTAGTAAGGGATTGCCGGCGACACAATATTGTTTTAAGCTAGCAACAGCAATCGTCGGTCGGCTATTAACGTAGTTATTATATATCTCCGCCAAATAATGCTGCATAACAGGTATCTCTATATCGTAAGCTCTTCTATAAAATCTATTAAATATTTTTTTTCTATTATGTGCGCCATATGGTACCCCATGCTTAGACATATACCGACCCATCGCAGTACTATATGTTATATTAGCTGTCAGTCGCCATGGCGCATTTTTATCGACAAAAAATCCAAACTTTTCCGCAGTCTCCACCCAAAAATCTAAACCAGGATCTTCTAAAAACCCCTTTTTAATAACGTCATTGTCATATTCTGCATCAAACACCTCTACAACCAATCCACTTACTCTAGGGTTACAAAATCTTGAACGCATGTAACCGGTTAACGTTAACGGCATCTCTCCCAAAAATCCACTGGTTACGAATTCAGTAAAAACAGTTAAAAAAGTTTTAAAATCTCGAATTCTTTTTTCTTTAGCCGGAGTCAGATATTTCCTGACGAAAGCCATACCTAAATCTTGTAAATATTTAGAATAATTACCATTTAAAGATTCCCAGCCTCCCTTGGGCTTGGCGCGCCTGAAAATACTTTTGGCGCCTCCAGAAAGTCCACCTAAATTCAGCTGGTTTTGTTTTATGTGCTCAGTCATATCAGTAAAGGCTTCAACAACCGGGGCGAGACCAAAAAACGTTTGATCAGATTTATATTGTTTAAGATAATGTTCATTAATATAAACTGGCTCTTCGTCAAAATTAACTTTTCCGTAATAAGCTCCCATTTTCCCTGTCCAGAAATTAATTGGATTTTTGTTTTTTAAAAATTCTTTTTCAAATGCAGCATCACGATAATACTTTCGACTTTCAAAAAGCTTCTCGTTAGAATCAGTGCGGTTCTTAGCAAGATATTCTGAAAATCGATTGCCCTTGTAGTCTTGAGGCTCTTTAGTCTCAGCAATTTTTTTCTTATAAGACATGTGCTTATCCTCCTGGGTTTGTATAGTCGTCTTCATCGACGGTCGCATCTGCAAAGCCAGCCTTGGCTTCCTCAGTTAACGCTGAGGACAAGCTTTGGGCCGGAGTGGGTGGGGGCTTCGCAGATTTTCCGCCGCCGGACTCCCACTTTGCTTCAATTGCAGTTGTAAAATTGCCTCTTTCGAGAGTACTCTCTACTTTGTGTATAAAATAGTATCCACCCAGGCGAATTCGATTAGCTATAGAGTGTTCCATACCGCCGGTGCCATCAGCAGCAGGATGGCCGATCCCCATCGCCGCAGGATTAACAAATATATATTGCCCGGGAACAAACAAACTATTGCCAATTAAATCAGCCTTACAGTGGTATATACCTCCTCCACCAAGATCATTTGCAATATTATTCTCGCCTGTGACTTTAGCTTCCCCCAGATAAGGCGCATCGTTCTTAGTAAATTCGAATTTTTTAATTAGGCCGCGGTCTGCGCCGATGGAAAAATGATATATACCATTTGCTCTATCTTTTTCTTTATCCCCGCCGAGCCAATTAGGTGAAAAGCCAGTAGCATATAAGAATAAATAATCATAGGTCTTTTTAGCACCAATGGGTCCTGTCCAATCAACACCCTGCATTTTCTCTGTTATGGCATTGACATCTACAACATCACCTGGCTTGAAGGGAGCGGTGGGGGATCCGTCGCCGCGTACTGTTAGCACATTGGCCATAATTTTCACGACGCTCTGTCCACCGCCCTCTACACAACCCTCTCCTAGAGCCGCAGGAAGAAGCGTTCCTATCACATCATTAACAAAAGTTCTTAATAAATATGTATCTACCTGTTTTCGTATAACCGTGTTAGTAAACCAAGCTGTAAAAAGATTTAATGATATCGGTATATCTGCAATGTTAATAGGCGTTGCCTCGCCGGTACATGGATTAGTTATATACACTGGGCCGCACATTATTGAAACTTTACTAGCCGGGGATGCTTTATATTCAGCACTACCTGGAAAAGAATCTCCTTTGGTGCTGGAGCCACCTCTGAGTATTTTTAAACACACATTAAGCAAGTCGCCAAAATAAAAATAGTTCACACGCAAAGTACCGCCACCTTTTGGAGACATTTCTGGCTTTAAAGTTCGCAACGACTCGTTGGCGGCGTCGGCAATGTCATTGTTGTCACTAGCCGTCCACGGGCCAAACCAATTTCCTTCGCCTGTATTGGCGACGTGGTCGATGGTGTCGTCAAGAGATTTATTGGCAGCAGTTGTGCCAGAAGGCATCTTACCCATGCTGGGCTGTCCGTTAATAGAAGTATCGGCAACCAAGTCCTTGCACTTACTTTTGTTAACTTTAGATGAAGCGCTCCTTTTCGCTTGATCGTCTGGATCTCCACCAAGCTTTCCAAGCTGGGCGGCCGATGCATCAATATAATATATATTAGAATCCGAGCTTTCTAAAAGCATGTTTACCAAACGGCGATACGCCTTGGCCCTATTGGCGCGTTTAATCTGATTTCGTCTTTCACGAAGGGAGGTTATATTGTCATCAATTTGTTCTTCCGCGTCTGAAGGTTCTGGTGGATCGTCAGG